TAGCTAAGAAAAAAAATTGGATGAGTTTTACACGCACCACAAATCCCAGGAGAACGATTTTATATCATTTCTTGAGATATGTTTCGTCATTTGTGTAACCTTTTGTGTATGACTATCTCGTTATTATGACATTATTATGTAACTTAAAATTACCTACAACTATAAATCTATATGAAAGTGTGTATAGGTATATCAGATCACACTACCCCGGAATATATTGACTCATATTTCACAAAAGTTTGGTCATACAAAAAGAAACTATCTTTAATCATAGATACTACACAGTGTCACAATATATCATTAAAGAAATTCCTAACAATAAAACAGGTTCTTAATAAACATAGAACAAATTCTCGTAAATACTTAAAACACAGTACTATATACGTATCAAAACCGTTACATAAAACTATACTAGAAACCGGATTATATTTTATTAAATCAGAAACTCCCACAACCATCACCATTAAGTGATCAATATTTACTATATTTTATACTAGATCTATATGTAAAAGTTACAATAATCACCGGAATAATAAATAATACCGAAATGACTACAAACGTTATCATACCTACCTATGTTCCTATTATTACTTATATAATTATTTATGTTCCAAATAATTATATATGAAAATTTACTATTTATTAACGCACCAATACTTACGAACTAGCATTCCTCACTAACTCATACCACTCATAGTACTCACCAAGTTTATTTCGTAAATTGGAATTTGGTAATCCCATGATTCGAAGTGCCACGTTTTCCGCCATCGGCACATAACCGACTTTGACTACTTGTCTTAATACTCTTATGATCAATGTAAGGGTGTTGCGCGCAACGGGTGACTCACCACTGGCATATTTATCAAATCCTGACAAATATTTAACCGCCGACGATGGTAATTTATAGAGGGGGACTATCGCTCGCGCGGGAGCTCGGGGCTCCCCTTGCCGAGTGGTGTCATATAATTTTGAAGCAATATAGGGTGTGTCTTTCATAAATTTTATGTGATGAGGTTTGAACTTTCCTTTTACATACGCCGTATAGTAATCGCCATCCTTTTTGTGTCCAGAAATGAGCAGTTCCCTACCGGTAACCTCGTATATCAAAGCAAGATCGACTATTTGTTTCTCGGTTGTTATATCACCTTTTCTTATACCACGCTTTATCGTCTCCAATATGTTTGACTGCGCTAAATAATCCTTATTCTTAATTTTCATGATTTTATTGACTTTGGCTTCGAGAGCCCTCCCATTCATAATTTGCTTTATTCTCCTTTTTGTCGCGTTTGTGGGTGGATACGCCTTGATGTCATTCTTACTAAACTTTTTTCGTGTCAGTGGGGATGTGAAGAATGGATCGTTGGCTTCGCGGACGCGATTATAGCGTGTTTCATACGATTCAACCAATCCGTTAAGAAATCGGCGATCCCACACCTGTTTAATCTTACCATCACCTGTCATATCCGTTATGAGGAAGACCCGCTTATCTTTGGGAATGTTACTCTTCTTAGCTTCTGTCATACTATTATTGAACCACGAAGTCACGTTTTTGTTTTCGTTATTGGGTTTATTGTTTTTGGTGTTTTTGGTATTTTTGGTGTTTTTGTTCTTGTTATTGTTTTTATTCTCAAGATTCTTCAACCTTTTTTCATACTTCGAAACATTCACGGCTTTCGGTTTCCTACCCGGACTCGAGGGGCCGTTGTTACCATTACCAAATAATTGACGAGCCACACCGGTCGTATAGCGGCGGAGCTCGTCGGCATTATGGATTCTCCGTCTGACCCGCGGTCTAACATGTCCAACGTTATTGTTATTAGTGTTAGAATTAGAATTATTGTACATAAAATTTCTAGTAAGACCGGGTCCATTTCGTGTGGACACCCTAACACGCGGAGACTGTGGGGATGACGGGCGAATCCTATTACGGCGAAACCCTTCTCTATTGTGTTCCGAGTTTGAGTTTTCTGATGGATCGCGCATCGTTAATGTATATTAATATTTTATTATTCGTTATCATCTGTGAGACCGGCCTCAACATCGATTATAGTTTCGTCGAGGTGAGTCGGAGACTCGGACATTTCACATTGGTCATCCCCACTGAGATCTAATGGGGCGGATTTAGAAAGACATCCACCACACGAACCCTTATTTCTGTTTTTGAGTTTATGTTTTAAAAGAGCGAGATTTTTGGGTGCTGTCACGTTGCCCTGGCCACTTCTTCTTATCTCTCCGAGTTCTTTCATGAGTTCCTCTCGCGACTCGTCCGACTCAGTAAGAGATTTTAACTTTTTAACTAAAGTGTTCTCTCGTATCGCATTATACCGGCGCACGGGATGGATACATATTATCTCCGGTTTATACAATGTTTCAACGTCCTTATAGACAAACTCAAATTCTTCGAGGATTTCTTGTGGTATGGTGGGACTCTGTTCCAGTAAGCGGTCATATTCTGCCCTACATTCCTCTATTAACATTGGACCGTCTTTAGTCCTGTCCTTAAGGGGCAAACTTAATTCGAGACGAATATTTCTTGAAAATTTACCAAAAGAGTTTGCTGCCGCGCGATGACTCTCCATATACTCACTCAATTTCAGGAATTGAGATACAGTAGCGATAAGCCCGGCAATAAGATTCAAACCACCTATACCCGGAGCCACGTAAGGTTTAAGTCCCTCACCGAATGAATCTTGGGCGAAATTTGCGGTACCCGTTATGGTAGAGAGGATAATCACTGGAAGAGTGTAACGCATATTAGATTTCCTGAATTTCTGGAACGATTGGTGGTGCATGTATCGGTAACAAGCGGCGGCCTCGGCCCATCCCTTCAACACAACCTCCTGTTGCTGATGCCATTCTGGGATTTTTTTCTTGGGTTCGTTGGGGGGAGGTGTCATTATTTACGTAATATTAACGCAGATTTTATTACTAATGTAACATTTGTGTAACAAATCTTATATTAGTGTTTATTGTTCTCATTATTTAGGTTTTAGATTTTACAACACTCATAATCATATCGCATTTTACCCGGCCATCCCGTGCGAGGCTGTCGGTTCAATTTAAACGACTTAAGTACTTCATCATTGCGACAACGAATCTTATGCCTATCCAGAAATATACTCATTCGGTGTCCCTGATTAAATCCAGTATTTGCTCTACGACATCTACCAGCGTGGCGACTATCACCGCATTTATAATCGTAACGGACCGAGGAGCGATTCGGACGAGTCAATTTAAATTGGTGAAGAGGGTTAGGACCACAATCCACCTTATGGCGGTCTAGATACAGTGTATGACCCCCACCCCAATTATTAGTACCGGAATTCTTATTAATACTGGCACCGGATGTAGTACCACCACACTGGTAGTTATAATTTATCTGGTTACCTCTCGGACGACGAAGATGGAAGCCCTTCAATGCTTTATTTCCGCAATCAACGTTGTGTCGATCCAAATAAATGGAGTTACCCCCACCCCAATGGTTGGGTTTCGTTGATTTCTCTTGTGTGCTATTCGCGTCTGAAGCGTCGAAGGAGGCGTTCGCGGCACGCTTTCGTTCCGCCTCCTGTTGTTGGTGCCGTCGTTGCGCCTCTTGTTGTTGGCGCCGTCGTTCCGCGGCCGCAGCCTGTTGTTGGCGCTGTCGTTCCACAGTTTTTGGGTCGGGTGGATTGGCGCATACATTTCCAAAACATACCCGCCTTCCCTGTTGCTTCGCTTGGTAACGCGCGGCCCTTAGATTCGAATTATATCGATGTCGGCACCGAGACGCACGGATGGATCGCGAGGACCCACATCCAGACGGATCGCGCCGGCGATGTTTTAACATGAATTTACGACGAGGGGGGCGGACGGGTTTTGGTTGCTTGATGGCGCGACGAGGAGGGCGACGTTGCGCGGCCGCAGCCTGTTGTTGGCGCTGTCGTTGCGCAGCAGCCTGTTTAAGCTTAGAAGCTGCCTCGGCCTCGGCCCTGTCGTTTTCTTCTTTTGCTTTTCTCATTCTTTCTTCTTCCGCCTCCTTGGCAGCTCTCTCTTTGGCCTCCCTGGTCGCTTTCTCTTCGGCCTCCTTGGCCTCTTCTCTCATGGCCGCCGCCCTTGCCTCTGCCTTCGCCTTCGCCTTCGCCTTCGCCTTCGCATCTCGCTTCTTTTTCAAATATATCATGCCGCCGATGAGCGCGACAAACACAATTAATATAAGAACGATAATCCGTTTGTCCATCTTAGTATTAATATACATTTTTTATTACCCCGAGTTTTGCCTCGTCGTGTGCTTACAGACCGATGAAATCATGATTTCATGCGTGAGTCGCCCGAGAAAATTCATGGGTCGGTCTATATCACAAAACAATATGACTCTATGTTTATTAGTGTTGTTTTGAACGTAATGTGTGTAAGTGTCGTCCAGTAACACGACGTGTCCATCACGCCAGCTATACCTACGATCGCCGATAGATATGAAACAGTCGTCACTGTTGGGGGTAATCAGTCCCATGTGCAAACGCAAACAGCCGCGATATGGTCCAGCGTGTGGTAAAATTTTCGCACCCGGTCGCAACACACTGAACATGGCGATGCGAACGCGTGGCATGCTTTTTATTATCGCCGCGCTCCTCGGGCACATTTTTTCACCGATCGGGTCGATCTCGTTGTACCACCTCAAATAAAGTTTGGTCCAATCTTTCGGATCGGCGACGATGTCTTCAAAAAATAAATCACCTTTGATGGTCTTCAAGTTCTTATAAACTTTCATAGCTTCATCTCGAAACACCTCGAAATTCTGACAGATTTTCAACGCCTCTTTACATATGAATATGTCTTCGTAGATGGGTTGTATTGGAACGGTCGACGTCGCCGTGTAAATTTTATTCGCACGTGGAAACGTCGGTTCCATGTCAGCATTGATATATATACATTTTTTATTACCCTGAATTATCGGGCGTTGGAAACCTAAGTAAAGATTTATCTTCATTAATATTCAAGATGAGTGAAGTTATATGTATCGTGTGTAGATGTAACGACACACTGAGTTCCGTATTGGCCGGTCACCCAAAATGTTTCGAAAAATATAGAACGATGCCGAGTAGCTTCACGCGATTCAGTGAGACTGGATATGAATTCAGTGATATCATACACGAAGATACAACGCGTGATATGTTTGATTGGTGTATGAAAGAATTAAAGAGTGACCCCAAAGATGGACTTCTCTGGCAACCCACGACAATGGCAATGCAAAGGGCTATTCATGAAGGAAACATCAGTCTAGTAAATCATTTACACTCAAAATATAATGTACAGTTACACTCTGTATATCACGACTGGGTTAGCGAAGTTCTGGACTCTCCAAAATTAAAATGCTTTGAACAGGTCGTCGTTCTGTTTGATGCTATAATTAACACAGCCAGAACTCCGGTAATGTGGGTATTTGAACGAAAACATATGTTACTCGCAATGAGTAGAGATGATTTACCATTTAGATTTGATATTATCGCATATTTATCTAATATTGCGGGTATGTCATGGAGTAATGACGAATATCATTACGTGACTAAGTGTCTAGAAATGGGAGATTTAGACCTATTAAGACATATACACAGTCTGGGGTGTAATCTCCTACATAATATGATACATCTATGTTCGGAATACCCCACTCTGTCACAGAGTTCAAGAGATGAATTTGTAGAGTGGTGTAGAACTATACCAGAATGTATGATAGATGAGGAAAATAGACTACGGGAGGAGTGGGAAAAAAATAAACCAACCGTCTCTCCGTTCCATAAGTTATTGGCAATTTTAGATAAAAATTCAGAAGCATTACCAGAGGGAGATTATCTAGAAGCTACAAATCTATTAAAGGAGATATTTGACAAATCAAATTATAATTATAAATCGCCGTTCCGATTAGCTTCAAGTAGAATGGAAATGTATCCATTCGCGCCATATAGGGGACGAATACGACGCCTCCCGGAATCTATTGTACGAGCGGCCGAGGAAGGGTAAAAAAGACTCCTAAGTCTGTCGAGGCTGTATGTAAATGTAAGATGAAGCGATTATTAATATTCGACCTCAACGGGATCTTTTTAGTTCGCCGGCGAGATACTACCCCCCACAAGCCAGATTTCGTAGTTGGAAATTTCAAATGCTTTGTGCGTCCCGGTATTAGAAAATTTCTTAAATGGGCGCATCATAATTACGACGTGGCCGTGTGGTCTTCAACTATGCCTCACAATACGGTACCTATCGTGAGACATATCTGGGGAAAGAAAATGAAAGATTTGAAATTCATTTATTCACAGAGACAATGTACTAAAGTTGGTACTATGGATAGTGGAAAGCCTATATTTCTCAAAGAACTTAAATATGTATGGGAGATGTTTCCGTGGTATGACGAAACTAACACATTATTGATAGATGATTCGCCCCATAAAGTAGTCAATAATCCACCAAATACATCTATCCACCCCGAATCCCTAACGTTCGAAACGCTTAAGAATCCAATAGATCTGCGAGAATTGATAGCCTAAGTCCGATGTGAGTGTGTATTTATATAAGTAAAAATGAGACCAAACTGTGCGTACGATTCGTGTCAATATAGAGCGGGTAAAAATGGATTCTGTATCAAACATAAAGATGAGGGCGAGGCCGTGTTAGCCCTGATCCAATTAAGTAAAGTAAAAAAGGTGCTTAGAAAAAATAAGGCATTGTAATAAAAACATGGATCGTTCAATGGCGATATTCTGCCTTAAGGCACACGCGAAGGGAATGGTACAAAAACACCGCGCAAACGTCGAAATTTATTTAAAAAACCCGGTCGGAGTTGGCGAACATTCAGATGTAATGGGCGCCATCGAAATGGAACTCGATAATATCGCAAAATATGACGACAGAATCGAAATGATCAACAAATACATTAAAGACCACGATCTAAGTTCTACTAACCAAAATGATTAGACCAAGCCCGGGATGGCTGAAACAACAAAATTTTAAACCGGTAACGGTCGCAAGTTCGATAAAGACTTCCGGAAAATCCAAAAAAGATTTAAAATTACTGCGTGATGAATGCGAACGCTTACATAAAAGGAACACCGAACTCCGAGTTCGTCTCGCAGAAAAATATCCATTCATGGAACATACAAAAGAAATAACAAAACATAGGGCACTATGGTATATAGAATCCAGTCACAGAAGAACAGACCTTCTTATACAAACATTGGAAAAATCAAACGACGAAAATATAAAACAGCTCGCGGAACTATCGACCCTATTAACAGAAGCAATAAACAATTTTGACAAGGAAAATAATATATAATATATATAGAACAATGTCCCCTCTTGTGTGTATAAAGTCTATCAATATCAACCCCGTATCCATGCGCAACAAGAATAATCTTGAAAAACTGATGGGAAAATTATCTAATAATATGCTCAAAGTCAAGTTAGAAGCATACGATAACGTAGATGTAGATGTTATTTGTAGCGCGGTAGGCCTACTCCACCATCATGAATTAAAGGGGGTATCTATAAAGGGGGCACAATGGAAATCTCCACAAAACCTAACATGTCAGGATGTTAATATCAATTTGGGGGTGTGTAAATTAGATGAGGATAAGTTACGCGATGATAGTTACATAGCCTTAAAATACGAAGCGAGTGGGCATGCGTACGTATCTATGTCCTTTGATGATTTTAACAACTTCCTAAAACATCCTTTAATGGAGAAATCCATGGGAGAGTGGGAAGATACAATAAAGCTCAGTAAATGTTCCTACGATGAAAGTAGAGAATCATTGGTTATCGATGTATATCACGATAACGGTGTTGTGTGTTATAAGCGTAAATTTACGTTATCTAATACATTAAGACTAGGTGAAGTCAGAGCAGAATATATACCCGAAGATGGTGGTATCGATAAAGATGACGTAAGCATACGAAGATTAAAGACAATGATACAAAATTATTTTAATACGTTAATTGTTAATTTGGATGGAACGCATCTTCAATATAAGCACATGGACGTAAATGAAAATGGTATTTATCTACAACTTTATGTGACGGTAAATAAACTCCCCATAGATAGATTTAACTTTTAATTAAAGTTTATCGTATAGTTATAATTAAATGAAAACCTACGTTTCCGCAGACGGTATTAAGATTTTAGTCGGCGAAAACGCAAAAGAAAATGACAATCTTACCACGGCAAGTTATCCCGATGAATGGTGGATGCACGTAGATGGTGGAGCGGGATCACACGTAATCGTGTGTTGTGAAGAAAATATAATCCCAAAAGAAACGAAAAGAGATGCCGCAGTCTTGGCAATACACCATAGTAAATCACACAATACTAAAATGACGCGCGTGAATCTCGTGCGCGTCGGACAGGTGTGGAAAGACCCCATAATCAAGACTCATGGACAAGTGTATTTAACGGGCGAGGTTACACAATTGACCGTATTCATGAACAAAGAAGGACCCAGGTTAGAAAGACTTCGGGGTAAGAGAACTCAATAAACCAATTTAAGAAAAAGATATCTTTATTCTATAAGATGAACGAGGAGATATCAGAAAAACTCCTAAAGGTACAAAGTATATTAGATGGAAATTCATCAAAGTTTAAGGACGGAGAATATTTAGAAGTGTGCAATTTGTTGAGAGATGTATTCAAAAGTAAAACACAATCCAGTAACCTAATTACCCCAAACACGACGAGAGACTTCTCGGGTGTTTTACGCACCAGAATAACAGAAAATAGACTTGCAAATTTTGGTATTCCTAGAGAGGCGGTAATTCGGCATTTTCAAAATGATTATATATATAAATTTCTCGTAATAAAGGGTGAAAATATTGAGAGTGAATATTATAGACTTGAGCAACTGATAGATAAGATTAAATTTCTTAATAGAAGAAGTCCGTGGGTAAAGAACCAAACGGTTAAACACTGGGCAGCGATGAATAAAGTTCATTTACCCGATTATACCCCAAAAGAACTCAGAAACTATCTGGCGTCGAATGGTCTAACAATCGGAGAACCCGAACAATCATTCGAGTATGCGTTTAAGAATCTATGTAATATATTTATGGAAGTGGAAAATCTTCACAGAGAGGCGTATAAAGATAGGTTAATGCAGCGTATGGATGAATTAGATGATGCGGAAGAGGGAAATTCCGCAGAAATACATGGTATCGCGATGTTAGGTCACCCCGCCGAAGAGTGGATGAACGACACGACGTCTGGTGAATTTTCACCACGAGAATTGAGCGATGACGAAGAAGAATTTCTAGATGAAGTGGCAACCAATATTGTCCGTGATTTTTTAGATGAAGCGGGCGTCGATAGGCCCGAAATGGAAAGAGACATGTATTCATTCCTCATGCAAAGATGAAATCCCGAACCCCTAAGTAATTTACTCTTCTTGCATTTTTATACCAAAATCCAAGAAGAATGGCGAGTAGTAACATATTCCCCGAACTATATAAACCATACGATATCACGTCTGTTAGGTGTCCTCCGCCCCTAAATACGAATTATGGAGTAAATATTAAACGAAAATTCAATAACGAGGGAGATCCCAGTTACGACGCATCAATCGCATCTGTTATTCGGATATTTTCCACGGATACACCAACCACATATGAACTGGAAACCGTAAAGAGACACCTATCAAAGAGAATCGAAGAACTGAGACCACTTTCGTTTTTCATGGAACCAGACAAGGAACACATTCAACGAGAGGCCATTCGAGAAATTTTAAAAGAAAAGAAAATACCCTTCACTACGTGGGAAAATGCGTACAACAAATTCACACAAATGGAGAACAGTCCCGCGAAAAAGCCCGGGGGAGAAGAAAAGTTTTATGAAAATTACAAGAAACGATATAATCATAGAATTGGCGCTATTCGAAGACTCTACGAAGAAAAGTTATCGAACATTGAATATTACGAGATGGTATTGGAGGAAAGTGGGTATTATCCCGAATTAGAGACCACTACTTGAAAGGCTTCTCATGGTCATGAAACGTAGTATAACACCACCACTTATTAAGGTTTCCAACTGGAGAATACTCAAATAATAAATGAATAAGGGCGCCGCACATTACCAAAATCAAAGGAGTATTGAGTTTGGGTCCCACCGTAGTAATAACCAAGTAAATCATGTAATTAATTATACCTATAAGAATTGCCTCGAATCCAACCGTTCTGACTGATCGCATTTATTATAGTACTAGAAAATATATAACCTTATAGTAGATGATTAAGATCAATCGAGCACTCATCATATATGCCCTGACTGTATTCGGGGTGGCGTACTATTTCTTACGCAGAAAACGACGTGTCACAGATCCTATCAAAACTAAGGTTAAGGTTGTCCAGGAGAAAGTGGAAACCCCTCTCCCCGTTTATGAAAAGAGGAAAAAGCTCGTAATCCAACCTCAACCGGTACAAGAAAAAAGAACAATACAAAAACCGATACGCCCTTCCCGGGGTCAAAAGATGATAAATAGGGGACCAAAAATTACACAAAGAAGAAAAGTTAAACCCCACAATAAGTCCATTGATAAACAGGTAATACAAGATAGAAAAGAAGCCCAGTTTAGACAGAGATTGATGGAAAAACCTACCGATGATATAAACTTTGTGCCGGGTTTGATGAGTAAAGGTGTGACCGTAATAGCTAATAAGCGAGGAAAAAATATGAGTGCCTCGGATTGTCAGCAAATGGCGAGAGAAAACGACGAGGCGATCGCATGGACACACCGTAATCACAGACACAATGTAAATTGGAGAAACACATGTAAGTTGTATGGGAGCATGAAACCATGGGACGAGAAAAACCCGAATGATAAAATTCATCTCACCGGTTGTGCGAATCCAAAAGAATTGTTAAAACTCGGGTGTAAAACACCCGAACAAATCAGAAAAGCGGAACAAGATAAAATAGACCGGGAAAATGAAATTAAGAGACGAAAGGAATTAGAAATACAGAGAAAACGACGAGAAAAATCGTTAAAGTTGGCGGAGGAAAAATCCAGAAAAGAGAGATTGGCACGAGAACGAAGAGAGGCCGCCGAACTAAAACGCCAACAAGATCAAGAAAGAGAAGCGAAGGCCAGAATTTTCCGAGCAAATCAACAAAAGGAACGAGAATTACTGACACAGAGAATTGCCGCGATGGCAAAAAGCAAGGAGGAGGGGTTGGAAAAATTCCATGAAAAGGAAACCAAAAATTTCAAGAACAAATTGAAACAAATAGAAAAATGGCTAAAATTGGGCGGACATCCTCGGTATCAAAAAGGTATAGAACTCAATAAATATACATTATCTCCCATAGAAAAGTTGGCATCGCTACCAAAACCAATGAAAGACATGTTAAACCAATTACACCGCGTGGCGTCCAACCTATCACTTAACTTACCGGACTTATACGTTCCCGGTTGGAAAAAGAAGTGTGGGAAGTATATGGCGGGTAGAACCTATTGTACTCGTTCCGATCATGAAAAGTTATGGGAAAAGAATAAAATCATCGGAGGAGAGAGATACCTGAAAGATTGGGTACCCGAAGCGTCAAAAATAAAAGGACCGAATGGGATATTATTATACGCAACGGAGCCTAGATTTGTACCGAAAATGAATGATGATTGGAACAAATTGACAAAAACAATGGAAAAAACAAACTATTCTGGTTATTTCGGAAGTTATAAACCGGCCAATAATGAAAAAATCATATTTAAAAGTCTGAGATTACCAGACCTTAAATCCGAAAAGGTGCCTAAGAGTGAAGGTTTCGAATCGGGCATTAACTATTTGAAAAGAAATCGTAAGTACGTATCTGCGAATGGTCAAGTTTATTTAATCATAAAAGAGGTACCGTGGAATAGAGTTCCGGTCGGTAAAAATAAGATTCGTCCGACGAGTGGTCTCGAAATGCAAATACACAAAAACGGAAAAATTCAAAAACGAAAAATTATCCCTTATGTGAAATCACTGAAAGAGAGTGATTTGGCCATGGTTGGTTTTGGTTTGGATATTTCGAAGCGTGGATTTTATACACATTGGAGTACCCAGGGGAAAACGGGAGAACACAGATCCTCTACGACAGATATCATGACCAGGAAGGTGTTACAAATTGGGTTGATGTTAAACGATTCGGGTGATTTGTATGTGGTAAGTCAGGATGGGAACAGATCGAAAATAGACATGACAGCGCCACACATCGATGATTGGTCGTGGAGATTATAATCTATTTATATATCAGATATGAACCCCGCCATCATCATTGGAATCGTGATTTTATTTGGTGGTGTCATCGGTGTGTTTTTGTATCTCCAAGCTCAAAAACGCAAAGAGGCCGAACGAAAAAGACAAGAGGAAGCTGAAAGAAGACGACAAGAACAGGCAGCGCGAAAAGCTAAAGAAGAGGCAGAAGAAGCGGCCAAAGAAGCAAAAGAAAAAGCCGAACAGAAAATAAAAGCAATGAAGGCAGAATCCGATGCCAAAATAGCTCGTCTCGCAAGCGAAGCTAAAAAGGATCGAGAAAACGCGATGCTGCGTGCGAAACTTCAGGAACAAAAACGCGCGGCAGAGAATGCTCAGCGCCAGACCGGGAACGCCGAACGCGCGAATATCGCCGCTCAACGCGCGCGTGCCGCCGCCGAACGTGCGCGTGGTGTCGCAAAGGTTGGACACCAAGAGGGCCCTCGGAACCCCGCCGTGTTTATGGCGACCGTGGCGATGGTACTCGGGATAAGTGGGGCCGCGGTTAGAAAACTCAGCGATCGCGCAAAGATGGGAGACCGGGGCGCACAAATGCAATTGAGAAACGCGGGGAGAAAAGCAAAGAGCATAATTAGAAGTGACCCACAAGGCGCCCACCGTCGGGCGAAGCAACACGCGAAGCGCATGATGATACACCGCCGCAGAGGCTCCAAGTTCGGCCACATGAAAAGGGCAGGTAAGATTGGAAAGACGCGCCGAGGAGGGATGCGCCGAGGCAGATTCGGCAGAACTGGTAAATTCAGCAAGGGTCCGGCGTCTTTACGCCGTGGTCGCGAGTTGGGCAAGACGCACCGAGGAGGCCCCAAGCGTTTCGGCCCGACCCGTCGATCGTTGAAAAGGGCAAGTAAAATTGGCAAGACGAAACGAAAGGACGAAAAAGCGAAAAAGAAACAGCCCGGTAAGATCGGCAAAGCCGCCGGTGCCGTTATCGCAGCAGCCAACAAAGTATTCTGGGGCAAGAAAAAATGGGGGTTCTAAAACAAAATCTAACCATACTATAACATGAACAGTCTCCTCAAATACGCAGGACGAATCGTAACCATCGTGTTGGCCATCGCCGTTTTGAGAGCCCTCGTTAAGATCATGATGGATGAAAAGAAGAAAAAAGACGAAAAGAAGACGGTCACGTTCGAAGCGGCTACCCCAGAGAAGAACACAAAAATCGCGCCCATGACCCTCGACGATACAAACACGGGAAAAGTTCCATGGACTAACATGGATCCAAAAAAAGCTAAATAAATGCCTAAGTCGAACGAATCTCGCTATTTTTTCAAATAAAAAAATGGCTGACATCGAGAAACAGATATCTGAATTAACAAATCTTGTTCAATCTTTGACTACCGAAGTTCAAACATTGAAGAAGATGATTCCACAACCCAAAAAGTCGTGCGAGGGCAAAACGGCAAAGGGTCTTCCGTGTGGAAATAAGTGTATAGACGGGGAACGATATTGTCGCATGCACCTCAATAAACCCGAACCCGTTCCGAAACCTCCGCGTGTTCCGAAAAAAACAAAAAAGAAGAAAATTCAACCGGAACATACGTGTCAAGAAAATTCAAGCGTTCCGTGTGAGTTATGTAAATCTCACGGAGATGTGATGGATCCCAAGATGCCCGAAGAGCAATTTGAATGTACGGATTCGGCGCTGGTTGAAAATCTGCGAAAACTGTTAAACAAGGAAAAAATGAACGAAGCATCTACGAGTAAATCATGGGCAGATATGGATGACGATGATGAACTGCCTCGTATGCCATCATCGCTCATCGAAACTCAAGCTTAAAAATTTTGACACGTTATATCAGGATGGAAAGAGAACTATTGAGCCGATCGATACAAGTATTAGCCGCGTTAGGTAATGGTTTAATCTTGATAGATTGTATTGTAAGACGATAAATAATAATTACGAAAGAATAAACTTATCATCACCTCGTATTATGGCAAATCTGGAGCCATTTGGCATCACATTAAACGCCCGTTTAATTTTTTTAAACTTAAAAAACGAACGCAGTATTAAAACCGGTACGGTGGCCATTGTTACTATACGAGGAACCATCTTCGTTATTAGTCTCCGAGTAACACCGGGTATAGAACGCGCGTGAAGATGTCTCAAATTTCTACATATCTCTATGTAATCGCCCTCGGGCATGTTAAATTTGTTTTTATCAACTAAATTCAATATAGTCTTTACTGGATCATTTCGACGACTCGGGCGGGATGTCGAGGGTAGTGAGAGTGGTTGCGGATTTAACGCACTCATGTGTACTTAATATTACCACAGAAAAATAATATGTTATTAAAAAAAATCTAACCTAGAACCCAAATCTTTACCAAATGTTTGGATTTTCCAACGATCCTCTAGATACTTGAATAATATTAACCTGCCATACGAATATTTCAATCTCTCATCTATGGAAAAATCCTTACATTCTTGTCTGGGGGGCATATTTTGCCACGTATCGAATTGTTTATTATACCATTTCTCCTTTTCGTTATTATCCAATTCAATTCTCATGTATTGAGTTAATCTTTCACTGTCGGTATCTATGGAATTGTACTCGTTCATGAGTGATGAAATGGTCATCGTACATTCCTCCTTTTTTAAATCTATAATTTTCTTTCTAATCCTGTCCTTAAAATGACGAAGTTGTTGTATGTGTCCATTATAATTGGACGTTTCTCCGTACATAATAAAATCGTTCTTATTTCTTCTCTTGAAGTCGGAAAGAGTTTTTTCCGACTTCAATTGAATGTCTTCTAGTTTCTGTTTTACACTAGCCATTCTTATATGTAATAGTGATCTTTTTCTTTATCTGAATTGACTTGGATTGTATCCGAGAATTTATCATTTACCGATACCTCCATTATAATCTCTTCATTTGCCTCGTTAGTTGCGATTATATATCCCTTTGGTTCCTTAACCAAAATGGAAGGATAATTTGTAAATCTAACGGGGGTAGTAGAGACAATGACGGGTAAATGACGATCTTCCTCTGGTTCGGGGGATTCTTGTCTGAGCACATCCATCAGTGATGGTTGTCGCTGAATAGGTTCCGGGGCAAGCAACTCCCGGAAGTTCTGTAATATATCGGAAAACATTTTTCTTTCTTTATTGGCGCCGGTGGAGTTATTAACTCCCTATCTTCGTCGTATAAAATTTTATGCCAGATTATTCGCTGAACGTCGGAACACAGTGGTTCTGTAGCTTGCAAAAAAGCTAACGTGTATTCGTGTGTGACCAATGGAATGTAATCCATTTTAGTTTCTCGCCGATGAAATCCAACTTAGGAATTATTTACCCAAAACTGCTTGGCTAATGATAGTAACAACCCCCGTAACGATGACCATATATTGAACCATAACAAGACTCTTGGCTCTATCTGTCGTGGGTCTAAATTCTGAACCCCCTGCTGTGCTCATCAGGGAAAATGCGTAATAATACGGATCAATTGGTCGCTTAAATCCGAAATCGTTGGATGGAGATAAGCTATACAATTGACCAAACGCAATTGTAACCAACATAATCAACGCGACTTCGTTAAATATAAGTTTGCTCAACATGTTACTATATGGTTAGATAATAGTTTGGGGTGAGATTTCATTCTCGTGCGCTGTCGCGATCTGATGGGAAGTGCCCGGAAAATGTGCGTCTTTGCTGATATGGATGCCGCCCCCAAAAACAATCCACTCGTTAATATACGAGTAGATGGTACACCATATTTAACAGGAATTGTGTATATCTCATTGTCTAAATCATCATCAACGTCATCTATGTCTGCCATATTACTTATACCACTCGTAAGCAACGCCATGGATACAACATCACCGGGGATGACATCTACACCCGAAATTATATGGGGAACCACGGTAATAATACATGACAATAAACTGCCGACATAAAATGGTTTCAAAATGGGAAAACTCTTTTTAAGAGGATCGTATATTTGCAAACACGAAGCCTCAACTAATGCCCATAATGGATGATTGTAATAATACAGAATACTCATAGATAAAATAAGGGATAAAGTAAGTAATTCGGGATTATCTTCAGTTTTACCGTCCAAATATCTATCAGAACCATACACATATCTAGCAGAAGATAAAATGAATAAAAATGGGAGCGGTTCGAGGGGAGTTCCGGATAACAACGCCAGCACCGACATTATAATACCCACACCTAATCCAGGAAACATTATTCTTATGTTAACTAAATCACTCCATTTTATACCGCTTTTTTAAAAGATCCTGTTCTAATATTAATTTTTCGTTGTGAATATTTTCAATCATTTTATTCACACCTCCTTGTATCATTTCGGTCGTCATGTTTTGTTTCATATTTTCATAATAAACTTGAGCTTTGTTTGGTGCGAGTTTCATGTTTTTATATGTAAATTTGCTGAGAGTACCGACAATCATCGGTACTTTACCCATAAACTTAACCGTGTCGATAGTTAAACCAACAACAAACCTATATACAAATGTCGGTTCAATTATATTTTTGAATGCCTTGAGGTATAGCCACCACATCGTATGTTAATTATTAACTTTTTTTTTATATTGGTATATTTCATAATATGTCTCTGCATGATTTACCAAAAAAGGTTCAGTATGTGATGTTGGATTCTAATTTTGTAGATGGAACAAATAATACATTTGCGCTTCATCTAAATCTTAAATCCAACACACACGTCGAAGACATGAGTCGTGTAATGGGCATCAAAATGGTTGATTTCTATATCACCCAGGTCGGAGCACAAGCTGGCTCCGGAACACCTTTCACAGCGACGACTAAAATAGAGGGAGAAAGTGACTACAGTGAAGGATTTGTTAAAATGTCGTTAGACGGGAAACGAATAATAGTTGGGGGCCCAGACGCAGATGACAACGGAAGTAATAGCGGAAGAGTAAAAATATACGAAAAAACTTCCAGTGGATGGACACAGGTAGGAAACACCATAACAGGTGCCACGAACGGAGATAAAGCTGGGTGGGGTGTGGCAATAAATGATGTAGGTTCGCGTGTGGCAGTTGGATCATACAACGCACACGCGGGCGGAACTAGAAATGGTTTGATAAACATGTATGAGTATAATATCTCAACCGGAAACTGGGATCAGATGGGTTCGACTATTAATGGAGAATTCGGAAGTTTATTTGGTATTTCAATGGATATGAATGCGGTCGGGGACATCGTGTGTGCGGGTGCCTATAGCTACGATTTGAGCAATAATAATCGGGGTCTCATTCGCGCATACGAATGGGATGGTTCAGCTTGGTCTCAAAAGGGTGGCGATATGGTGGGAGCCGCGGGGAATTCTGAACAACTTGGGTGGTCCGTGTCAATATCCGGAGACGGTGAAAGAATTGCGGGTGGGGCATATCAATATAACATAAGCGGTGGAAGTGATGCGGGTGCTATGCGAATATACGCCTGGGATGGATCAAATTACACACAAATGGGCGGATCTCCTCTCTTGGGTGATGCCGCGGACGAAGAAGCTGGATATTCCGTGTCTATATCAACCGATGGTACTACCGCTGCGATGGGTTTCCCCGAAGCTACGTTAGGTGGCGGACTTAACAAGGCTGGCAGGGTAAGAGTGTTTAAATACAACACAACTTCGAGTACATGGGAACAACGCGGCGCTGATATTTTGGGTGAAAATATAAAAGATAAACTTGGCCACTCTGTCGCACTCTCCGGAAACGGAAGCCGAATAGCGGTAGGCGCAATTCAAGACGTCAATTCTCTACTTAAAAGGGGTTATGTCAAAATGCTTGACTATAAAACTATATCAAATACATGGACTTTGGTAAATGATACGTATTACGGAGAAACCGGAGACCAACTCGGTAGAAACATGAGCATGGATCTCACGGGTGATATGGTCGTGGCGGGGAGTATTCAAAATGGGGGCTTTGTCCAGATATTCGAACCAGAACCCGCAAGTTCTGTATCCAACGTCCCCAAATATGTCGATATTGTGTGTCCGGATATCCCCAAGTCGGCACAACTTATAGATGAACGACATGGTCAGGTATTAGCGAGAATCCCACTCGAAAGGCACTTTACCGAAACTTCTACAACCATTCTTAGAGACAAACAAGCTAGAATGTTTCAAAGAAAGACAAATTATTTCAATCCCATGTCAATAAAGAAATTAAACTTCAAAATATACGAAGAACAGGATGATGGGGATTATGTTACGCTAAAATCAGATTCAAAGTGGTATATGGTTTTAGAAATTACAACAGTGGATGTAAAAGAAAAACCAAAAGACAGGGAACTTCAAATATTGATATCATTGGACAAACTGGCCAGAAAATTGGATTCTTTAAATGTAAATATCCAAAGGCTCCCAGATAAAGAAGTACATGAACCCAAAAGTAAATATCCTTTCAAGTATTTAGTATTTATATTAATGTTATTATTTGGTGTTTTCATATATTGGGTGAATAGAAACGGTAGTCCGGGACCACCGCAATATTAAATGATTGTACCGGGGTCAAGTGTGGTGTTCTTAGGAATGATAATAATACCATCCTTAATCATATACCCACAATCCTCGGCATCCAAATCCTTAATATTATCAACATTAACGATATGGCATCCCGAACCAATACGAGCATTCTTATCGATGATAGCCTTCTTGATGATACAATCGGGACCAATACCAATTGGAATACACCCCGGGATATCATCACATTCTTCCGGTTCTTCAAAATGATCAGCTCCCATTATAATAGAATCGGTAACAATACAATTATCACCTATGTAACTTCTAATACCGATCGTAGAATTTTCAATCTTACTTTTAACGATTGTTGAACCATCACAGACAGACGAAGAGTTTATAGAACATTCGACCATTCTCGTAGGAGGCAAGTGTCGCCTCTTTGAATAAATAGGGGAAATAGAATCATAAAAACTAAAATCTGGTGTTTTATTGTTACATTTCAAATTTGCGTTATAAAATGATTCAATCGTTCCAATATCTTCCCAATAACCATCGAAAATGTACGAATGAACATTATATCCCATGGAATTCGCATCAGGGATAATTTCCTTCCCGAAATCATTGGACGATGGCATCTCCTCCATTAACAATTTCTTTGCTACATCGGCACTAAACACATAAATGCCCATCGATGCGAGGTAAGGTGGCTTGGAGGATCGGGGCGTTTTGGGTTGATTTTTCATTTCAAACAAATCTTCACCGGTGGGTTTCTCAGAAAATTGGATAATTCTTCCCCGTGAATCCACTTTCATTAAACCGAACGACGATGCCCTATCTTCCTCAACATACGTGGTACACACGGTAATATCAGCTTCGGTTAGGCGATGATGATATATCAACGGTTTATAGTCCATGCGATATAAGTGATCGCCAGACAATATAATATATTCATCGCATCCAGTCTCTTCGAAAATCCACTGATATTGTCGAACAGCATCGGCCGTGCCCCTGAACCATGATTCATTTGATGGACTTTGTTGTGCCGCCAATACTTCAACGAATCCCTTCGTCAAAAAGGAACCAATATTGGTATCATATGCCTGATTTAAATGACGGGTAAGTGATACGGAATTAAATTGAGTGAGACAATACATTTTAGTAATATCACTATTTAGACAATTACTCACTGGGATATCGATTAGCCTATAGTTCCCAGCCAATGGGACCGCGGGCTTTGATCTGTTTTTCGTCAGAGGATATAAACGAGACCCCACACCACCACCCAATATAATACCAAGTACGTTGTCCATTGAAGAATAGTAATCATAATACTCACTATCTGTTTCGATATCAGGAGCAAAAACTTCGGCGATAGCTCTTTGAATTGCTATACTACTCGGATTGGGCGAATTCCAGATTTTATTATACTTTTCGAGAGATTCCTTAAATTCGTAACCAATATTATTACGACGTTTTATGGGAAAATCTCGTTTTTTAGAATTTTTGACGCTTTTGCGTTTCGGAAGTGTATCCCGTTGTAACGTAGAAACTGTAACAGGTGACGCTTTCATTAATTAATATAAAAGTGAAATGTTTATATTAGTTAATGGATAACAAAGTCTCAGACCTGTTTAACCCGATGGAGGAATTTCCTGACAGGGAAACGATCAAAAAAACCCTGAAAAAACATAACATAAAAATAAAGGAATATACTGTAATTGAAACAGAGTTCGAATTATTTATAAATTCTCCTGCGAACAAAAGATTAGGAATTATGAATGAACTTAAGAGGAGGTGGAAGCGGCAGCTTTCTTAGTCGTGGCCTTCTTCGTAGTGGTGGAGGAGGCCTTCTTCGTGGTCGCTTTGGCCTTAGGTTTTACTTCGACTGGGGCCGGTTCTTCCTTGACAGGTTCTTCCTTGACCGGTTCTTCCTTGACCGGAGCGGCGACGGGGGCTGGGGCCGGGGCGCTCGTCTTGGTGCAACATTCACAAGAATCAACTATTTTCAAAAGGAGGGTATAGAGTCGTGTCTTATCGAGACGAACACGGGTGAGCTCTTCAAGAATTTCTCGTCTGATGTCGGACATTGTAATATACATAAAAGCAAGATTATCTTTATACTAAATGATATTCATAGGACCAACACTAAGAAGTGGCATAGGTCAACATTGTAGTAAATACTGTAAGCTTTTCCCTGGGTCTAAGTATTATCACTTTGGTGAAGATATACCAGAATGTGATTATGGTCTGGTGTTTCTTATACCCACACAACCTACCCTGGATTTAATCCCATACATGAAAAGTCGTGTCAAGAACTTGTCCTGTATGACCGTTTGTGAAACGGCAACCGTACATGAAGATTATGGCAAAATATGTGATGAATTTGAAACGATTTTCGTTCCAAGTCAATTCTGTAAAGATGTGTTATCAAAACAATTCCCCAAAAACAATTTTATCACGATACACGCTCACATCCCCGCCCCTAAAAAATTTAAACCGTATACCTTTTATCACATCGGAAATATAGCAGATAATAGAAAAAATTTTAAGGGTATTTTAACCGCTTTTATGCGAGTAAAACAAGAAATGCCAAACGTGCGCTTAATTGTAAAAGCTACGTGTAATCAGGATGTAGATATTCCATTACCGGGAGTAAAAGTTATAAATGGACTTATTTCTGATGATGAAATGGAGGATATTCATACAATATCTGATTGTTATGTAAGCTTTTCATCGTCCGAAGGAGTGGGTATGGGCGCTGTAGAGGCGGCACTTCGTAATAAGCCGGTGATTATTACAAATTACGGGGGAGCCCCGGAATACATCGAAACCCCTTATACAATCGACTGTGAGCCAGGATTCTTAGAAGAAGATGATTTTCTTTTCAAGAAGGGGATGGAATGGGGAAGACCCGATTTCGATCAGCTTGTCATGTATATGTCCGACGCAGTCAAAAGAAATCTTAAAATAATGGATCATTTCCACACTAAACGACTTGTCAGTAAAGAATTTGTATTACAGGAATTTGTCACTTATATGGTTTGATGCGAGTATCACTACCCCGACCAATATGGTACCGGACGCAATATTTCCCTTCTGGGTTATAAGATACGTGATAATGTCATCAATAAGTCTAATTCCGGTGGGTTTTGTTACATACTTAGGGATGGAAACGCTTAATAATATGTATAATATCATTGATATAATTACAGGTCTAAGGGTGTCTTGATCTAACATCTTTTAATTTAGGCGTTTATTTTAATTTCACCCAACATAGTACAAAGGTCATCAACACTCCCGTCTGAGACAGATTTGTTATCGATTTTAATTCCCTTCATCATGTTCGCCAAACCGTCGATGTCTTCTGTAGGAACCTTATGCTTTCTACAAAAGTCGCCGCACACAGCCCTGTAACTACACCTCTTTCCAGCCAGTGTAGTGGCTGCGCATATCTTATGAGAATTCCTCTTTTCGCGGGGTTCATCGATGACTGGATCGATAACGATGATTCCACGTTGAGCTTTCGCATTTCGTATGGCTTCGTGTCTTCGCTTCAGTCGCCACTCGGCATCAGCGAGCCGGACGCAGCGTTCATCCGGTTCGATAACCTTGTAAAATTTAATAGTTTGCATAAGAAGCGCATACCAGCAGCTGTCGCGTGTAACTTCCATGGATTATTCCAGAAAAAACTGAAAAAATGAGATGTTAATTTTCACTTAGGAATTATAAATCTGCCTGTCCGGCTATGGTTGATAAATATAAATCAACCTCTCCCGCAAATTGGGGGCATTTTTCTGTTGTTCTTTTGGTTACCATATCTTGAACATTTACGATATGTTCTTTAAATGTAACTACATCCACGCCAGTTGCTGTATGTATCTCGGAATCTGTGGCTATATCAGTCGCCGCATAGAGATATGCCGCGGCATAATTAGCATGTAATACAGCTATGAGGGGTGTTGCGTCTTGTTGTGCGGCAGTCGCATAACGAGCGGACTGACGTACCAAAGTCTCCAACGACTTCTTATTGCTCCGACGTGTATTGTTTCTGTTCAAAAAAAGAACCAAAATAACTAAAAGTGCTATAAAGTAAAGCATCGTCGTATACATAAGTATGCCAAAATTATCCTGGAGACATGAATGCTATGTGTGTCAGTCACCACTCGATATAATAATTAGACCGGACACGGATGAACAACATAGAGTATTATACAAGTATAGACACATAAGACCTTTATTCTTACTAAATAATGTATCCCAAATTAAGTTATTTGGGTTAAAGGCAAAAAGGGTATGTAGGTGTTGTTTTGTAAGTCCCCCTAAAGTAAGAATAATAAAACTAATGGAACGTGAAACTGGAATTATTAAAAATTTATATACACCCAATGCGACAAAAACAAAGGAAGAGGTTGTAAATTGGTTTAATGACTACTATCGTATAGCCCGGAGATATCGGGCGGACGATATGTGATCTAAAAAAACCTAAGTAAAGAATTGCGTCTATAGATTTTCAAGTGAAATGAAAGAAAGCATTCAAAAACTTTCCCATATAGAACATATATTAAAGAGACCCGACTCCTATGTTGGTCCCGTTGAAGTAACGCCAGAAACCTATTGGCTTATTGATAAATATGGAAAAAAGTTTGAAAAGAGGGATATCAAATATTCCCCCGCTCTTCTTAAAATTTTTGACGAGATACTCGTAAATGCGGTCGATAGAAATTCACTCCATCCAAAACAGGTGACGAATATAAATGTCTCCATCGATAAAGACTCTGGAAGAATCACGATCGAAAACAATGGTCCTCTCGGTGGCGTATCCATTAAAATGCACAAAAAGGAGCAACTGTGGAATCCGGAACTTACATTCGGTCATCTCTTAACATCGACCAATTACGATGACTCAAAAAAGAGGGTGGTGGGCGGAAGAAATGGATACGGCGCAAAACTCACGAATGTGTATTCGTCAGAATTTTCCATAGAAATTAAAGATCATGAAAATAAACTGTCATATTCGCAGATGTGGAGGGATAATATGACAACATGTGTTACACCCACCATGAAAAAATACAATGGAAGCAAATCTTCGGTATCTGTATCATTTATCCCGGATTGGAAAAGGTTCGGGATGAAACAGATGGACAATACTATATTCAGAATATTTCATAAAAGAGTATATGATGCGAATATCTGTACCACACCGAACTGTAAGGTAAAATTTCAAGATGAACCGTTACCCAAAATGAATCTTGAATCCTATGCGAAGATGTATGAGGGTGTGGAATCTCTCGCCAGTGTCACCGCGGACCGCTGGTCGGTCTGTATTGGGCCATCGGATAACAATCTTGAACAGGTTTCGTTTGTTAATGGTATTTGTACAAACAAAGGAGGGAGTCATGTGGATCATGTGACGTCTTTTTTGGCGGCGGGTATCATCGATGAATTATCGAAGAAAATCAAACTAAAGCCTCAACAAGTGAAAAATACATTCAACGTTTTCGTAAAGGCTACCCTCGAAAATCCTACGTTCAGTAGTCAGGTTAAATCCGAATGTACATCAAAATCACAAGAATTTGGAAGTAAATTTGAACCACCAAAAAATTTTATCAAGAACGTACTCAAGACTGGAATTCAAGATGAACTATTGGCATTGTCAAAATTCAAGGAAATGAAAGAGCTCAAAAAGACGGACGGTTCAAGAAAATCAAAAATTACTGGCATTCCAAAGTTAGATGACGCAAATAAGGCGGGTACAGCGCAGTCTGGGAAATGTACTCTCATCGTGACAGAGGGTGATTCAGCGAAGACTTTGGCGGTCGCGGGGCTTTCGGTCGTTGGTCGGGATCATTATGGCGTTTTCCCACTCCGTGGTAAATGTAAGAATGTCCGGGATGCTTCCGTGTCTCAATTAACATCTAATCAAGAATTCAACGATCTCAAGAAGATTTTAGGTCTCCAACAAGGTAAAGAATATACAGATGTTTCCGAACTTCGCTACGGTCGTCTTATGATCATGACAGACGCTGATAACGATGGGTCTCATATCAAGGGGCTGATCTTGAATATGATACATCATTTCTGGCCAAGTCTATTGAAAATGAACTTTGTTGTGAGTATGGTTACTCCTATCATTAAGGCAACGAAGGGTTCGGAAACCAAATCATTCTATACAGATTCTTCGTTTAGGACGTGGTATGGAAACGGTAAATCCGGATGGAAGATCAAATATTACAAGGGTCTGGGTACATCCACATCGAAGGAAGCGAGAGAATATTTCAAACAAATTCAGCAGCTCACGGTAAAATTTGAAATGGATAAGATGTCAGATGAATCTATTATTCTGGCTTTTGACAAAAAGAAGGCCGACGCAAGAAAAGAATGGCTTTTGAGAAATACCGCAAAGAATCCAAATGAATTGGAAGTCCCGTATGGGTCGATCCAATCACTCGGAATTACAAATTTCATTCACAAAGACTTGGTCAATTTTAGTCTCGCGGACTTGAAAAGATCCATCGCTCATGTTGCGGACGGATTAAAGCCATCCCAGCGAAAAGTTATGTATTCTTGTTTCAAAAAGGATCTCAGAAATGAAATGAAGGTTGCTCAACTGGCAGCATACGTCGCAGAAACATCGGCATATCATCATGGAGAAGTTTCCCTCGCTGACACAATTGTGAAATTGGCAAATGATTACATGGGTAGTAATAATATCAATCTCCTCGAACCTTGTGGTCAGTTTGGGACGAGACTGATGGGTGGGAAGGACGCGAGTCAAACGAGGTATATTTTCACCAAACTTACAAAAGAAGCAAGAAGACTGTTTGACCATAGAGATGATGCGATCCTCACGTATTTGGACGACGATGGGAGAATGATCGAACCGAATTATTATATGCCCACTCTTCCCACGATACTTATCAACGGATCGGAGGGTATCGGGACGGGGTTTTCTAGTTTTGTCCCGCCGTTCAATCCACTTGATATTAAAAACAATATCCTTCGGGTTCTTGATAAAAAACCAATCGTCCCCATGAAACCATGGTATAGGGGATTCAAGGGTACCATCACACGGGAAGGTGATGAAGGTGCTTGGATCGCCGAAGGTGTGTGGAGAAACACGGGATCTAAGATTAAAGTGACCGAGCTTCCCCCGGGAAGATGGACACAGGATTACAAAGAATACCTCGACACTCTCGTTGAGAAGAAGACAATCACTTCATATACAAATAACAGTACAACCGAAAATGTTGATTTTGACATTGTTGGTTATACGGGTAATGATCCAATGAAAGACTTAAAATTGAGACGATCGTTAAACTCTTCGAACATGCATCTATTTCATCCAACAAGAGGAATATACAAATACAAAAGTCCAGAGGAGATTCTCGTTGATTTCATTGAATTACGAATGAAACACTACAACGCAAGAAAATCCCACCTCATTAAAGTATTGGAAAATAAGGCAACATTGTGCAGTTACAAATCTAAATTCGTTTTGATGGTTATAGATGGAGAATTGGTTGTTTTCAGACGGAAAAAGTTGGATCTCGAAAGACAAATATCACAAATTTTCCCAAAAATTGATGGGAATTATGATTATCTCTTGAATATCAAAACAGTTCAATACACAGAAGAGTCTGTGAAGTCGCTCATCCAAGAATCCAATGAAGCTAGACGCCAACTGGAAATTATGAAACAGACATCCCCCATAGACATGTGGAAATTAGATATTAAAAATATGTAAGCAATAAGTAGTATGTGCGACATAAACGGTGCCAGCACCGGAGCCATGTTATGCCTTCACGCGATAGGAAAGCAAGATGGCCACCTTATATCCAACGACGAAAAGGCGAGGTCTTTATTTACCTATAAAGAGAAACGTCATTCGAATTTTTCAAAATATCATCGAACCACCCCCGTCATTAATCCAGGAGGAAAAGCCACCTGGCCATTTGGTGAAACCATAAAGGTTACCATGAACCCACAAAACATGGGAGATTTATTGAGTAATATGTATATTTCAATAAAAATGCCAAAAATAAACGGCGCTCCCGGGAATGGTCAGAATTATGCTGACCAATTGGGAAGACATCTATTCAAATCGATTACTATGAGGGTTGATGAATTAGAATTGGAAACTATATATGACGATTGGATGATATTGTATGACGAGTTGTATATGGAAATGTCCGAGAAGATTACAAATAAGATATTGATTAACCGTGGCATTCCGTATGATGGTGCCGTCGATAACGGCGCTTACGCACAATATGACACCGATCTCATCATACCACTCCCGTTCTTCTTTTCAAGAAAATATTCGGGAGACGAATATGATACAAACCAACCAAATAGACCATTCTTCCCACTTTGTGCGATACATAAACAAAAGCTTGAATTTACATTCGTGTTACACCCTCAAACCTTCTTCACGGACTCATCCACGACTATCTCGGTTCCGGAATTTGATATCATCACAGAGGAATTGACAATAACCCCAGAAGAAAGAATCTATTACATGAAAGAAGCGACGCAGTTAATCACCGATGTTGTGAAGAAACACCCAACCATGGAAACCGAAGTCGGCAAGGATCAAATGAAATTACAATTGGTTCCGAATATACCGGTAAAGTGTATTCATTGGTTTTTGCGAAACAAGGATTTTGAAAATATAGAAGTCGCACAGGGACCGGGTGTGGATTCCAGTTACTTGGCAAGTTATCAAATACCAGGTTCAATTAGTGCCGATTATCATTACTTTCAAAATAGATTCAATTTTGGATCTATACTCGATTTTGATCAATTATATTCGTTCTTTTATCCGGTAATGGATAAAGCAAAATTCTATATCAACGGACAAGACACCCCAAATATAACGGACGCAAACCATTCGTATTACAAGTACCTGACAACGATAAGAGCCCGATTGTCTCGTCCCTATAGGAATGTCTATACTTATAGCTTCTCGATGTATCCAATGAATGTGAAACCATCGGGGAGCTTAGATTTTTCGCAACTAAAATCCGATAAAACCAATTTGGAGGTAAATCTCAAATCCGGTTTAACAGATACATATACATTACATTTATATTACACTGGCTACCAAACGTTTAAATTTTCGGGTGGGTTTATTTCTCTCGCTTATTAAATAACGTATCTTTATTGTTTGAAATGTAATCAATCACTTTATTTTTTATACACCATTTGATGAAATTGAGTTGGGCAACCGTGGTACTAATTTCATCATCTGTCCCCGGTATCGTATATGATATCTTTTCCGAACGACAAAATGGGTCAAATAATTTTTTGCTATATCCATCGAGAGTTGATTTATATGCACAATGAACAGTAAATAACTTACCATTACTTGTCGTATATGTCAAATTATTCTTTTTTGCATAGTTAGTGATGAACCACTCCAAATTACGAAGTGATATGCCACTGGATTTATCGAGTATAGATTTTAACATAGTTTTATTCTCGGTGTCGTCATAAAAGTGATTGATTGATGTTAGCAGAATATCCGATTTACTCATTACTATAGTATATTATCCAAATCTATAAGTTCATTACGATCCGTTGAATGTTGGGGTGGTGTAATATTTTTTATAGCGATACAAGCCGGACAATTCTCCATGAATGGAATTGACATGTCATGTGTGTGCTGAAAACGAGATTCTACAACCACCGGACAAAGTGCTCTTTTTTGATAAAGATGAAAACCACAATACCCACCATTCTTGCCGCGTCTAGTACAGCGTTTATTGTTTTTTTGGACACCCCGACACTGTCCCCTGTTTAGAGTATCGGTAGATATGCTTGGTATGTCCCGAAGAAGGGCATCCAATGGAAGACTCCACCTTTTTGCGATATCCCCCAGAATTACGGTTACCTTATCATTGACCTGTTTTTCAACCTCACTCTCGATTGAGCGTAGAAAGTCATCAGACAACATTATTCCTTACTATTACTTTGTTCGTAGTTTTTAAATAACATTGCTATACTCGAACTGTTATTTTCCTTCTTGGCACGTGCATCTTTTAGACGTTCCTTTAGCGCGGCAGCCGTACCGGTTGAATCTATATTAAATTGCTTACACTCTTCGATTAAATCATCCTTTTTCATGGAACTCAGTGATGGATATTCACTGCGTTTCCGTGCCTTTTTAGGGGGTTTGTTTTTATCGATAATCTCACCAAAAATTTCACGCTTAGCGTCGTCATACAGTGGATCGAGTAAGTCCGAGACTGGATTTAAAAATTTATTTTCGAAATAGTAATGGTAATTTATAGGAATATTGTTATCCGCTGCGTATTTTGGATCTTCGGACATCTCAAATGCCTTCGCACGAGGATCTTCCGTTTTAATAAGAATAAAAGGTACTCTATCTCCACTTTGTGGCTCGCTTCCGGGTTTTCTATCTCTCATCTTACGAACAACCTGTACGTGGGATTGATTCATTTCATTTATATACTCACTATTGACAGACCTAGAAACACCCTTAACCTTATAACTGTCTGCCAACGTTTGCGAAAGGACTAGTTTGTCGTTTGGAACATCGCCCGATAATAACTCGATCGCTCGCTGTCTTGCCAATTCTTTGGGTGGTACAGTATCATTTGAATTGAGAATGAGATCGAACAATTCCTTACACACCTCTCGGAGATGCATTGTATTATTACGACGAATAACTTGTAATCCCTTGATATCAATATAATCCATGTTCATTTTACCATCTTTACCTTGTGTCCATAACTTTGCGGCATATCGTTTTTTAGAATAGAGAAAGAATGGCCAATATACCTTCTCAAGTTCGAGATTATTTGGAGCCTTGAAAAGGGCACTACATTCCTCGGCAGCCCTTTCTCCAATTTTCCAACTGTATTCTACGGCTTCAACTCCCTTGCGATCACCTACGTCAAATTCAACCATTACAGAGTCCGTATTATGAACAACTAATTCACCCGGTCCTACATGGAAATGATGGGATCCCGTCGTAAGATCATATACATAATCGTCCGTCTCACCAAGAAGCTCTAGTTTTTTGATAGCAATCGGATTTCTTCTTTGTGTTGATTTTGTCCAGGTTTGTCTCAGAACTTTCAATTTGTCTTGTCGAGTATTGATAGATACATTATATCCCAGTATTCTACCCAATAGATGTAACCCCATAGAACCTTCTTTGCCTTTACAATCCATTCTGTTACCCGCTTTGTCGCCATCAGCCATGTAATATCCTTCAATGAAACGTTCTATAATGTTGGGGAATGCATTTAGAATACACGGAGGGACAATTTTTTCGCCGTGGCCATTATAAAATAATTTTCTATACCGTTCAACCACAGATTTAACATCTCCGATGGCGCATAATTTATATACACCGCTACTTTCAAGTGTATCATATATCTTAGTTTCAAACGGGCACAGTTTCTGTATTTCAAGTAAATAATCCATATTAGAATTATTTAATGCCCATGATCGTTTAATTCCAGATGGACATTCATAAGTGCCACACGAACCATCACCGAAAAAGAAACCCATCACCTTTGCTTCCTCTCGTGTAATACTTATCATACGCGTGGCTGTTTCAAATGCATCCCTGGTATTTCCATGTAATAATTCCTGTCCGAGTCCCACCTCGGATGGTTTGACCATATACTTATTTTTTAGGAGTAAACTGTGATCCTCAGTGACATCGACAATACCCGTATGTGTTACAACTCTGTGTATATTTTTAGATGTCTTGTGCCTTACGATCTGTTTAATGGGTGTAAAGCCATTTTCAGTCCATACCTCGGCATCTATCAAAGATGTTTCTTTACCATCAGAACGAAGATTATACATATCAACGAGCGAATCAATTCTCGAGGTACTAATGACTCCGTCCTTTCGGATGAGTAATGGAGTATCACCAGTAACGGAATCCCCGTACCTTACGTTTGAACCCGGGAAATTGGCCTCCACATAATTCTTTGTTTCCTCAATCATGCTTCTACCCTTACAAGTAACCGTAGATGCGATAGCGACGCACGGAAGCATTCCCTTACTTACGCCCGTAAATCCGTACACAGAGTTCATACTGATTTTGTAGGCCAGCTGCTTACCGTTGTACATTTCTTTTAATGATCCGGTAGATACGGCCATATCTTTTTTTGCTTGTTTCCTAAATTGTTTCAATTCCACGAGAATGCTTGGTAAAAGACTCGGGACGCCTTGTGCGAATTTATACGTTTTGTCTCCAACCTCGAATTCCTCATATGTGACGCCCGGAATGTTACCATAGTTCTTTTCGTCCATCACATACGAAGAATAACATAGGTTATGAGCACACATTATACTGGGATATAGGGCTTCGAAATCGAGAGCTGTAATGGGATTATAATAAGCTCCTTTTGTAGCCTCTAATACGGTAGCTCCAACATAACCATCTTCCGACATGACACCGTATTTGATGGTCGGTACCATAAAACCCATCTCCCTCGCCTTCTTACATAGCTGACTAAATACCTTAATTTGTTGCCCCCTCTCACACAAAAACGTCAGGGGAACCCAGGTAGCCTTTGCCATTTCTAGAAGATTCACGAGGGTACATAATTTGGTTAAAAGACGATGAGGAAGCAGTGTATCCTTAATACAATATTCGGCCACCTCCCGAAGCTTTACCGGATCTTCTTCGCGGTACCTCTTAAACATTTCTTTGGCGGGCATATCAATTTTTTGATCGCCCAAGTACTCCTTAGATACAGCGTCCAATTTATAACTATCCAATTTATACCCCTTCTTTACCTCTTGAAACAAATCAAAAACAAATCTTCCCGGCATGGGAAGTAATTTTAATTCGTTGTCCCCCAGAGCACTCGATGACAATTTCTTATATACCATTTCACATTCACGATTCTTCAGTTTTCCCAGATTGAAAAAGTCGAAATTACACTTAACCAATTGAGCTCTTTGATAGATATATTCCATATCAAATCCATAAATGTTCCACCCCAATATAATATCGACATCCATCTTATGAAGATATTTGGCGAATGCTTCCAGCATTTCACGCTCAGTAGAATAACTAAAAATATTACACCCGTCAAGATTGGGATCTGTATTTTTATAACAAAAGCATGTTTTGTCGTATGGCTCGTCGGATCCAAATTTACATAAGGATATAGCGATCTGAAAACAAGCATCTCCCATGATGGTCGCACAGGGGAATTTACCAGTAGAACTATTCGCTTCAATATCAAAAGAACCAACGACAAAGGGGGCTGTCGTTGTTTTTTCGACTGGTTTCAGGGTTTTCCAATCATTACAGAATAGATCGATATCTACAGTAGCGAGATGTGATCTGACACAGGACAAACCCGTATCAAGCCATCCAGTTGATTCAATACCAGTTCGGTGCATTAACCGAAGTACGGGATCTAAATTCGACTCATAAACTTTGTATTTTTTGAAATCGCCATTGTACATGAATAATGAATTGATCTTTCGCCTAGACACAACACTATTAAAATTTAAATGCATAAATGCAAACTTTTCATTATTCTGAAATCCCCATACATCTTTCTTTCTCGTAAGACTATAACTCACCAGACAACCGGGTCTCAGTGTATTAAGTTCCTTATATAGCGATTGAACGTCTTGTTCCGATGTACCTTTTGGAAGTTTAACAAAAAAGTATGGAGTAAAGCTGGTCGTCAGGCAAACCGACTTTCCATCCTCGGTTTTTCCAAAAATACTGATAAGATGTTCGTCACACTCTTCCGTGTCCCGTGCTTCCCATGTGAGAGCCTGAAACACGACCATGTCCTTTGTGTATCAATCGAGCTAAATTTTTAATATACATTATTAGTAAATGTCAGCTGCGTTGATTGATCTTGTCAGTGTCGGTGTTCAGGATGCCTATATAACAGGCGAACCCCAAGTCAGTTTTTTTCGACAAAATTTCAAGCGCCATACAAACTTTTCCATAAAACCAGAGCGAATGGACTACATAGGTACGTTCGGTTCTAACAACGAAGTCACTATTCCGATCCGTTCCAAGGGAGATTTACTCTCGTATTTATGGATCGAAGCCCAGAGTATCAGTAATGTTCAAACGAACAACGATGGGTTATTCTCCAATACCGCATCCGCGCCCACGGAATTCAGCCTTCACATCGGAGGTCAGGAGGTCGCCCGCCTCGATTCGTTGTACATCCAGGGGGTTCATAATATTTTATATAAAGAAAATGGTGCCCGTGGTTCGTGTGCCGTTAGTACTAACGAAGTCCCGGGTAACGCCAGGGGTACAGCCGTGGAACCGAGTGCCGATTATTACATGATACCATTCTTCTTCTCCGAGGATTTTACCAAGTGTCTCCCCTTGTGTGGTCTCGCATACCACGAAGTTGAAGTTCGTGTCAAGTGTCGTGATGGATTCACTCCGGCGGAAACGCCCAAAGTTTATGGTACGTATGTGTATTTAGACTCCGATGAAAGAAAGTATTTCACGGATCAAGAGCATGAAATACTCATTACACAAACTCAATACCAAATAACATCCAATACAGCGACAGAGATAGACTTATCGTACTTCAATCACCCGACGAAGGCGGTGCATTTGGTCTCGGGTCAATCCGCAGGCGCCGCGTGGCAAACCGAATATTCGTTCGACGAATCTACAATGTACATCAACGGTACTCCCCTCTTTGAAAACACCAGTAAAACTTTCCACCACAACGTTGTCCCCGAAATGCACACGTCCGCACTCCCGAGCGCTGTATTGGATACGGCACCCCTCTATACGTGGCCGTTTGGTTTAACTCTCAATAAATCGCAACCGAGTGGTACACTAAATTTTTCCCGCATCGATAACGCTAAATTAATGATTAAGAACCCGGTCGGTGGAGGTTCTCCCCAAATACGCTGTTACGCTGTGAATTACAACATTTTACGCATCAAGGATGGCCTCGGGGGCGTTGCGTTTGGAAGCTAAATAGCTATACTACACAAAAAAATAAACTAAAAAATTTTATAACTTGTAATCCCAATATATAAAATTTTTAATGTGAGGTATTTATAAGTATCGATGCCAATTTCACGAGCCGATCGCGAACGACGAATCCGTACTCAAAACGAAACCGAGGCACGACGACGAAGAGAGAGAATGCAACGACTCAATCGGAGACGGGGACTTGTCTCCAGACCGCCGAATACTAATCTTTCGAATAATTCAAATTCAAATTCAAATAACAAAAATGGCGCATCCAATTCTAACAACAGGAATAAGAACGTCGCGACGTGGTACAACAAGGAATTCACCCCGGTAGCCAAAAAAAATATTAAACCCAAGAAACGTGTGTATATTAGTACGAATGTTGGGAATAACGGTAAAATCAAGACCGTATTTAATAAACGCGGTTTAAAAACATTTGTGCGCAAAGTTAGGGATAATTTCAGAAAGGCCATGAGTCCCGTAACCCGAAAGACCATATCTGGGAGAAATATTAAACCATATACATCAAAAAAGAAAAATTAATCACACTCCAGTAGATCCGAATCCACCTTCACCTCTGTGGGTTTCTTCCAACAAGCCAACTTCCTCAATTTCGAGCATCTCGTGCCTCTCCAACACGAGCTGTGCGATTCTGTCCCCCTTTTTGACATCGAATGACTCTGATCCTTGATTGAAGAGGACCACCTTGAGTTCTCCCCTGTAGTCTCTATCGATGACTCCCGCTCCAACGGATATTCCCGATCGCACGGCGAGCCCCGATCGCGGAGCAACGCGTCCATAAACGCCTTCTGGCATTTCAATTGCGATGCCCGTCTCGACAATAGCTCTTTCGTTTGCGTTAATACTGAGATCACATGTACTATATAAGTCGTAACCAGCAGCCAAAGGAGACCCTCGTGAAGGTATAATTGCATCATATTTCAATTTCTTAACCCTGAGAGTACTCATTATTAATGTCATGTCATTAATCTTTAATTAATATTTTTTCTTCATTCATGTAAACATGACATTGATTCAGGAAAAGGCTCCTTTCATGGCAAAAGTGTTTGGTAACCTTATTTTTCAGGGGACAATTGCGTACGTAACAGCGCAACGAATTATAGATAGTCCGCGGTTCAGTGATCACGTGGCGAAAAATATGCTCATGTATTTGATTTTATTTTTCTGTACATTAATTCCTCTCGTCTTCATTAAATTAAAACTTCCGTATAAATTCGCACTCTTTACGTTGTTGTCCTTCTTCATGGGCGTTTTAACGTCCAGAGATCTTAATGCGAAAGAAGCGCTCACGGATGCTATCGGAATATTCATTCTCATGTTTGTTCTTGGTGCCATCACAATCAAAATGGGTTGGAACCTGAGACCCATTGGTCTCATGCTGTTTGGAGCAATTCTGGCTATGCTTTTTTATAGTATATTTGCCAAGAAAAAGTCTAAGAACTTCTATAAAATTGGTGTGGGTTTAATGGCATTATTTATGGTATATGACACCAATAACATATTACAGCGAAACTATGATGGCGATTTCGTAGATGCTTCCTTTGACTATTTCACCGATATATTCAACATGGCGAGTTATCTCGCAAATATCGAAGAAGAATAAAGATTTGTATATATTATAGTACATGACCAAGATTATATCAGCATACCAATTATACGCAAAATCATTGGAACTTTCAGCTGAAACTAGACTTAAAACACCAAAACGTCCCAAATCTAAAAGTTGTTGTGTAAATTGTAGAGGTCATAAAGTCATCAGAATCAAGTGTCTAACAGAACTTGAGGGAGACTTTAAATTAATAGACTGCCGAAGATGTAATACCAGAATTTCGCGAGTAGTCCGTAAATATCCCCACAAATCATGGGAAGAAAACTGGAATAAATTCAATTAAAATAAAAAATAATATCAATAATATATGCTCTCCATAAGATCTTCTCTTTCACCTCGGCCATTAAAAAAGGGTATTCATACATCGAACAATGATGAATATATCAAACTGAAAAGAAAGCTAACACAAACAACAGTAATTTATGGTACATCGTTGACTGTATCCTATTTTATAGGTCAGGGTGTCGAAGCTGGAATATCATATGGCGTAGGACTGGGAACATCACTGGCATACCTAGATACGTTGTATTCCAAGGTAGATAACATAGAGAAAGGAACCATGGAAATGCCCATTTTATTCCCAATTTGTTTAGCTATGGGCGAAGGCATATGGAATCACACACCAATCCCATTTGAATTTGACTATGGAGCGACATTATTTGGATTTCTTACATATAAAATTGCATTATTAAGTATTCTATACGATAATATTCGTAAAATGTTACTAGAGCAGAATAATGAATGATTTAAAATATTTTATTAAAATAACATGTATATTTTTAATAAAATATTCAGTGGAGGTTTTATTAATCAAGTATGGAACGATATAAATATCAAACGGACATTAAGTTACTTGTGGGGTGAATAAAACGGTGACATGGGATCCTGAATATATTTAAGTGCTATGGTAATGGTTGGAAATGTCCAAGCCCCAAACTTGACACGGCCACTACTTGGATAATAGTACCCATCGAAATCACCAAAAGTGGCCTTATGTCGAATACCCATATAAAAAATACAATATTATTTTATGGAGAGATGAGTGTCAGTGTGATTATTGGAAATATGTTTTCCGGTAAAACATCCGAACTGATACGACGACTTAAGCGCTATAAAATCATTGGCAAACGGGTACTGGTCGTCAATTGCGCAAAGGATACCCGTTCGCCAGAAGAAGTGGTAAAAACACACGACGGTATAACATTTGAGTGTATAAAAACAAAAACACTCAATGAAATCATACACAAAAACACATTCAAAGACGCGGAAATTATAGCCGTAGATGAGGCGCAATTTTTTTCAGATCTCAGGAGATTTTGTGAATTGTGTCTCAGTAAGAATAAGTCGGTGTTACTTGCTGGATTAGACGGCGATTACAGACAAAGAAAATTTGGAACACTCATAGATTGTATCCCAATGGCGGATGAAGTCGTGAAATTATCAGCGTTGTGTATGGATTGTATGGATGGAACACCCGGTCCATTTACAAAAAGAACCATCGAATCTGACGAACTCGAACTCATTGGAGACAAAGACATCTATAAATCCGTCTGTAGAAAACATTTATTTCTCAGGTAATACTATAAAATGTCGTCCGGTTCCGAAATCGTCGAAGTCCCCAAAAAGGAAGAAAAGAAATCGTTTGACCTCAGTGTGTTAAAACCGAAGCCGGGAATGATCCGGGTTATTATTTTTGCCGCCATTATCTTGGCGATCTTGTCCATGTCTCGTCAAAATGTGCGAAGTCCCAAGATGATGTTAAGTCTCGTCGCTGTGTTTTTAGGTTTAACGCATATGTATGATCACGTCTTCCTCATCCAACGTAAGGAAGAATATTGTGATAAATGTGGTCACCGATAAAAATCCTTGTGTCTATCCGCCGAATCTTCTATCTCGCATACACGTTCCCATGCTAATTTACAACCTATACAATGAATGTCATCCTTACATTCCTCACGTGCATCATCGATTGCGTCCGAAAGAACCAATCTATAACGCACCTGATGAATATGAGAATCTAGAGTACTGAACATATCCCTGACAGGAGTCTCGTATAAAGTCTCCAGTGCCTTTCGTGTGATAATAGACTCCTTTTCGGATAACGAATAACCCTGATCAACTCGTCTCGAGGCTCTGACGCCTACAGTCCGACACTGTGATGGTCTATTGTTAAACATAGAATAGCGAACCATACTACTTTATGTTTAATGATATTTTTTAATTACATTTATTAGAAGAAATTATCAGTCCTATACATTTTGGTTTGATACGTACCATCCTTGGAGACAACAGAAACACTCTCACCTCCATAAAACTCGGGACATCCGATATCCTCTGTACATTCCCTACCGTTATGGACGAGAGGTAACGGGTAAATTTGATTGCCTGGTGTGGTGGTGTAATAATGGTATCTGTCTCGTCGATTCCGAACTTCCTTCCCGTATAATGGGAGTGCCTCCTCGTCGTTACCAATCAGTATTCCCATTTGTTGTGTTCGACCCGGTTTGTACTTCTTGATGGGAGCATTTCTAAATTCGGGCTGCCGCCTGACGTCTGGTAAAGAATTAACAACGATGGGCTGATGGGGCCTTCTCGATGGAAGACGAATAACTCGCGGATTCATTAACAAAATTATAATCACGACCAATAAACCGACAATGAGAAGAGAATTGCGAGCACCCCTCTTCATTTAATTAATACTGGGAATATTATTTACGACGGGAGTTGATTTCTTCTGATCCCGATACACACCCACCATGAGTCGGATCGTTACCGCCAAAAAGGAAATTGCCCAAAACAACCGGAGTTTCGTTTCTTTATTCATACTTACATTTAATAAATATTATTTATACCTGCATTTTAGAAATACGTCGAGCCATATAAAGAATCAATATGAACATGACGATGTTAAATAAAGTGACACATATCAGATATGGAAAAATTTTCTTTCTTAAAGGTTCGACGACACGTTCTTGTAGTGCGGAATTTTTCGTCACAATATCTATTGCCTGATTAGTAAGATCATCGATGGATTGCTTCATTAAAATAACGCCACAGAAAAATACTGAAAATAAAATCACGATACATAAAAGGGAATTTAAAATATTACAAGAACACATTAAATCAAACACAAACGTGATTATATGTGGAAATGTAGGAAGCGGTAAGACACATTTTCTGGATTGTATCCTTAATGATAGGAATAGTATCGAGATAACACATGAAAATATATCAAATAAAACCGCGTTTCTGGATCGTGTTAGAGGCTCCCATAAACATCTGTTTATAGACGATTACGACCCCACATACTACCCATATAAAAATATATTTCAAAGTATATGTGATGGGGTTAAATATACCAATGGTTCCCATATAATAACAACCAGTAGTTTCTATCTAGGAGTACCAAATTTTGAGGTGATTTACCTACCGGTTCCATCTATTAACAAATTATTGAGTATAGATTCTAGAACCGGAGCTAAGGCGGCGGCCGAAAGATCACACGGTAATATCAGAAACTTTTTATCGTATCTAGATGATGAATCCGATGAAAAGGATATTTTTAAAACGCCGAAAGAGTATATATACGATGTACTTTGTGAAAGCACGAATGATATACTATTAGATAGTAGATTAACCGAACACGGTCATATATCAGATATATTCCAAGAAAATTACATAGATTCCAAAAATGTAAATTATGTGCGCGCCTCGCGTTCTTTCTCGGACACAGATATATATGATTCATCGATATACGCCGGATGTTGGGAACTCATGCCATATTATGCGTTATCGTCGGTTTCTATACCAAAATCATGTATGGGGAAACCACTCAAAAGGGAAAATATTAGACCCGGTAGTTCATGGACAAAGTTTGGAAACATGAAAATGCGATATCAAAAAGTAAGAGCTATAAACCGTAGAACTAGGAATATAGGTGTATCGGTCGGTGTGGATGAATTATGTTTGTTAAAAAAGCGTGCCGAACAGGGAGATATAGACATTCTCATGAAATATAATTTATTGCCGGCGGATTTTGATGTCATGAATCACCTCGCAATTTCAAGCAAGTTAAAACAGAAACAGGTTACTCATATAAAAAAGTCCATGAAAAATGCCCTCCAAGGACAGTGATGAAAC